CTTTAGATTTCTCTATTAGATTTGAAACAGCATCATCCACTTTGACCATTACTTCGTCTTCGTGGGCGTGTAGTGTCCATAAGCCGTCACCCCAATTGATTGGAACCTCGGCAGAGGCAGCTACTTGGTAGGCAATTATATCGCCATCAATAACTAAAGTTGTCATCATCATTGTCCTCTTTAACTTGTTCAATCACCTCTTCCATTTCCTTCTGGGTCATTACCTTGATGCCAGATTTCACCTGTATGTAATCTAGATACATATCCATCACGAACTTGCAGGCGAAGGCTACGCTCACCACAAGAAACGAGAACGTCATTATTAATAAAAAGAAAGTATCTAAATTCATATTATTACACCAGTGTACCTATTCTGTTTGAAAAGCCTTAATAACATCTGTTGAGAAAAGCTTTTGAAGGTTAAGAAGAAACATACGTGAAGCGTTGTGGTCTCCTCCTGAGACCGACCTCACATAATCCAAGCGGTCGATAATGCGTTTAAGAATGTCTACCTCAAACACAATCGTGGCATACGTCTCACTACCTAAACATAAGTTGTGAAACCAGTAGTCTGCCTCTGTAGCTTTGATGCCAGATGGCTTTCCGTAACTTTCATATTCAATACAAATGTTACCTGTGTTCTGCCAAATATCTCGCTCAGACTTTACCTCAATCTTTTTGTCTTGAAGCATTTCCGCTACTTTCTGCTCTCTCACTTTTCCGTATGCCAAATCTAAATCAAATTTCTTTCTGTCAGCTTTAGTGGGTGTCAGCCCAGTTTCGTCCGACTTTGTACTCTGCATCGAGTTCGCATTTAAATTCATAATAAATTTCAGTATCCTTCATTGCTTTTAAAATTAACTCCCCAATGTCATCAGCAATTTCTTCCCTTACTTGGAGCTGAACTTCGTCATGGACAAACGCCACTATTGCAACATCTTCTTCAGTGTAACCATTGGCACGAAATAAATCTTCCATGATTACATACCAACGTTTACAGATGATTGCTCCCGCCGACTGTAACAATGTGTTCAGTGCTGCGTGGGCGTGTCGGACTGGTAATCTACGACCATCCAATCCTTTAATCCAACCTCGTTCTGCTGCTCTGTTAACTGCTTCACGAAGTTTCTTTAAGGCAGGTGTTTTATCAAGAAACTTTTTCTTAATTGCTTTACCTTCCTTAGCTCCTTTGCCAATAATCTGACCAGTCTTTTCATCACCCGAACCATAAAGAAATCCATAGATGAATGTCTTTGCTTGGTTACGTGTTTCTAAACCCGCTGCTTTTTGGTTCGCTGTGTGAATATCACCCTTCAGTATTTCCCTGCCATACGCTCCACCGTCATAGTTAGCCATATAATGGGCAAGGCAGCGAAGCTCCAAACCAGAAGCATCGGCACCGAGAAGACGATAAGAATTGTGTACAGTAAAAAGCTCACGACACTGCTGACCATAAGGAGCGTGGACTCCAGGTACCTGCGCCATGTTTGGGTTTGAGTGAGTACACCTAGATGTGACTGCACCCATGTGATTAACTCTGCCATGTAGTTTGTCATTTTTAACTAATTTTAACCATGCTTGTTTACCAGTTGCTAACTGACCCAAGCGTTTATTCAACATTAGATATTCAAGAAGTAGTTTTGCTTCAGGCATATCTATCCCTGCCAAGATTTTCTCATCGACTTTAGGCTGACCAGTGTTGGTAACTTCTGTTGGTTCCCAACCTCTCTTCATAAGACGGTCTGCTATCTGAGTTCTACTTGCAGGATTAAATGGGATAACTTTGGTTTTCGTTTTGAGTTCCACTATAGTTGGTTCAAAGGTATCCTGTAATTCTTGTTCTATATCAAACTTTCGTGCTGCTATTTCTGAGAACAAAAACTGTGCTTTCTCAACATCGAACACAAATCCTCTTTGTTCTTGCTTGAACATTTCGGTAGCAACTCTGTGTTCTAAATCTAATGCGTCTTTACTAAATTCTTTGGTCTGAATAAATTCGTAGAGTTTCTTTGTTACCTTTGTGTCTTGCACACAGTATGTGAGCATTTGCTCTGTAAACTCGTCCCAAATCTCAGACGTTCCATCATTAAAGTCACCCTTCAATTCACCTAGTCTATAACCCCAGGCTTTGAGTGAGTGACTGCCCCATAGTTTTCTTGGTAGCTCATCTTTACGGGCATCAATTTCCATTGCATTTGCCCAAATGGTTCTACAACAAACTAGGGTATCTATAACTTCCTTCTTAAATTTGAAGCCCATAAGCTTCTCTAAAACAGGTAAGTCATAAGCTATTAAGTTATGCCCTACTAAAACACTTGCATTCTCCAGATAAGGGATAGCTTCACTTAGCATGTCACCTGAGAAAGCATGAACTTGGTCGTTCTCTACTCCTCGCAAAACGATACAATGTATCTTGGTTACGGTATCTAATAAGCCATCTGTTTCTAAATCTAATATATATTTCATTGTGTCTCCGCACTAATGTAAGCTTGCATTTCGCTCTTGTTCATAAATAAATCTGAATTGTTCGGCTGATGGGTATTCACCTAAATCAATGCCTGACTCAGATTCTAACTCGTAGAGCATAATCAGGTAGACGATGTACGCCTTCCTAAATTCTGCCTCTGTGTACAACATTTAAAAATTAATCTCCTCGTTAGTTTCTTCTTCAAAGATTGTCTCTGTCATACGTCCTGTTGATTTGCTGTACGTGAGGTGGCACGCTATCCCTGTGTCACCACTCCAACGGTTCTTCAAAATTCTGACTGTTGTTAAGTTGGGGTTATCTGGGTCTTGTTGATTTCTCTCCAAACCCACAACCATATCACTTAACTGAGCAATCGCTGCGGAACCCCGAAGTTGAGATAGTGAAGTCACTGCCCCTTCTTCGTGTCCTTTGTCCCCCGATGGTCTCTTAAGTTGTGAGACCAATATCATTGCACACTGTACTTCTTCCGTCAGTGTACGAAGTTTTGTCATTGTATTGTCAATCAGGCGGCGTTCATCACTGCCATCAAAACCACTAACAACGATACTGAGATGGTCAAGAATAATGTAATCACAGCCACAGCCTCTGACCAAGTATCTGATTTTTTGTAATAAATTATCGGAATCTGTAGACCCCCAATGGTCATAAAGAAAAACACGACCATTGCCCACGGTAGCGGTGTAAGCGTCTCTAAGCTCATCTCTTGTCACTCCGTCTGTAGATAAATGTAATGGTTGGTTTAACTCTAGTCCCATAATTGCACGACCTGTGTGCTTATTATTTTCTTCTAGAGCTATATAACCAACCGATAGACCATCTTTGATTAGCTTGTATGCAATCTCTCTAGTAAGGGAGGATTTTCCTATCCCACTACCTGCTGTGATTGTTACAAGCTCACCCTTTCTAATCCCGTGTGTTTTGGAGTTAAGACCTTCAAACGGATAAGGGATGCTTTCGGCATCATCATCTGAAATAATTATATCCCAGAGTTCATCACCAGGGACAATACCGTCTGGTCTAAACGGTTTTGCTTCCCACTGTGCATCAAGAAGTTCTTTGACTCTTCCCGCAACGAGCATTTCATTTGCATCCTTGAGAGGGAGTCTTGCTATTTTTGCTTTACCAGGAGTTAATAATAAAGAACACTCTTGTGCAGCTTTCTTACCATGTTCATCTTGGTCGAACATGAATAAGACAGTTTTAAATTTCTCTAGCCATTCAATACTACGGGCGATGTCGCGTTTAGCTCCACCTGCACCAGTACGAACAGACACTACAGGATAGCGATGTTCTAAGACTTGAGACATACTCATTGCATCAATCTCACCTTCAGTAATGATGACCATGTTGCCACCATCACGCCATAGGTGTTGACCAAACAAACCTGCTTTCTTGCTTTCACCAAGATAAGAAAAGTCTTTATTTGGGAAACGTATTTTCTGACCAACAAGATTATGATGATTGTCATAGTAGTTTGCTACTTGCACGGGGGTGCCTGCAACCATTCCAACCTTGTAACCCCAGAACTTACATGTCTCTAAAGTTAACTTACGTTTAGTAAGAGCTTTGTACTCACCGTTAACAACG